TTGTTTTGTGTCTGCATTATTTTTAATTGAACCAGAACTATTCGGAACAAATAACTCTGGACCTCTTTCTCCAACTAAAGTTGGCGATCCTTGTTGTACTGTTCCTCCACCTGCTTTTTGTGATGGTGGTAATTTAACTGTATTTGGAACTTTAGGTGCAAAAAATCCTGTTATAGCATTCTTAACAAATTTATTAACTTCATCTAAAATTAATGTTTGAATAATAGTTTTTTGAATACTTATAATTAATTCTCTTAAAATATTTTTAAAGTCTAAAGCAACTGTTTTACCTCTTAAAAAAGCATCAACAAGAGTATCTCCAACTTTTTCAACTTCATTAGCTACACCAGTTGCTACTTGTTCTACTTTTGCAAGTTCATCTCTAAATTCAACCATTACTTCTGCTTGTTGTTCAAAAGCACCAGTTTGAATATTAATAATTCTATTAATTTCCGCCATTGCTTCTTTGCTAGTTCCTAATTTACCAATTAACATATCTCTTAATTTTATTTGTTCTTCTAAAATAAATCTTTGCTTATCTCCTGATGTAGTGGCTAATCGCATCTCGTCCATCATTGATCTATTTCTTTTATCAATATGTTTTTTAGTTTCTAGTCGTGCTTTATTGACTAATGTTTGTTCTTGACCAATTAATTCAATTTTTTTCTTAATATCTTTTTGTTCATCTTGTAAAAGTTTTATTCTTAATTGTAATTCTGCTCTATCATGTTTTGCTTGTCCTGAATCAAAAAATTTCTTTTTATTTTTTAAAGCATCGTCATAGGCTTTTTCTAAAATTTTTAAAGCATCTTCATTATTTTTAAATAATTCATTAAGTTCACTAGCACTATCTGGTAATTCTGTAATTTGTAATACTTGATTTCCTAATGCATCTGATAATAAATTTATAGAGTTAGTTAACAAATCTACTATTCTTTTACCTGATGCACTTCTTTCAAAAAATAAATTTAAGTTTTCTTTTAGTGTATCATAAGCACCTGCTAATCCTCCTGCCGCACCCTCTCCTGCACCACCAACTTGTTGTTTCAAAGTTTTTATAATTATGGCTTGTGCTTCCATTTGACGACCAGTCATAGCAAGAACTTTAATTTGTTCTTTTTGTTGTTCAGTAAATGAAACACCTACTCTACGCAAAGCAGATAAACCAATTTCAGGTTCTTCTAATGCTTTACCTAATTGAAGTGCCGCAGTTTTCATACTACCAAAACCGACTGCCGCCAAATCTTGAGTAAGTTTTAAAGTTTCTTCAAAAGTTTCTCCAGTAATAGATTTGAAAGTTAATAAAACTCCTGCCGCATCTCTTGCTCCTTGAACACTAGCCAAAGTACCTTTACCGATAGCTTCTGCCATTACCTCAATATCTCTACCTACAAGACCTGCCGCATTACCAGTTGCTTTTAAAAGAGCATTTAATTTACCTTGTTGTACTTCTAAATTAGATATTGCTTTGATTGTTTTTGTTACTGCTAAACCTATTCCAACCATTCCTGCAGTAAAGACTAACATCAAAGGATTAACTCTACCAATAATTGCACCTATCGCAGATATTCTTCCAGCTACTGGACCTAAAGGACCCTGTACTGCCGCAATAGAACCTGCTGTGTTTTGAAAAATAGAAGATAATTTTTTAGTACCTTTACCAGTTTTGGTACTAGCTTTATCAACCTTTTTCATGCTTTGAGTTGCTTTGTCTATATTAGACTTAAACTTCTGTGCATTTGCAATAAGTTCTACTCTGATAGTTGCTAAATTTGATGCCATAATATTAATCTGGGAATTGCCTCATTAAATCTTCCATTTCATTTCTAGTTAATGGATTATTAGTTTTATTGTTTTTGCCATTCTTTAAATGATAACCATTCAAAGCTGACATAAATTCTGTTATTGATAAATCCCAAAACACTTTTGGGGAGAATCTTAATACACCAAGACCTATTTCTAGGTATTGCTGGATTGGGTATTTTGTTGCTCGTTCTCCCCCTGTACTAAAGGGGAATCTTCTTCTGCTTTATCGCCTGTAAATATAGTTGTTAATATTTGAGCACATAATACTGCTACTTTCATTAAACCAGTTTTAATAACCATATCGCCAACTGATGATTGAGTAAATTTACCCCCAGCACCAGTTAATGCTTCGTGCATAACAATTACTACATCTTTCATAGAATAATTATTAAGACCTAAACTATTTGTTATATCTAAAATTGATTTACCAGTTCTGCTTTCTATATTAACTATACTATCAAAGGTAAGTCGAAAAGTTCTTTCTTTATCTCCCAACTTACCTGTGATTTCGCCTTTATACTGATTTGCCATCGGTGTCCTTTTCTATTAATTGTTCAGTTAATGTTTTTTCTTTTGGTTCAGATTTTTTTAGTTTTTTCAAAGTTTTATTTGATCTAACTATATCGCTTGTGTTTTTATCCTCACAAGTAATTTCTGTTCTGTTTTCATAAACTTGAACCTTTTGAACAATTAATTCAGTAACACCAATAGTGATATGGTCGTAAGGTTTAATAGGAATATCCTTTCTTGTTTCGACAGTAACTACACCCTTTCTAGTAACCTTGTAGAAACCATTATAGGACTCGCCTTGAAATTTTATTTCTATCACTTTAAACCCATCTGTATGTTCCATATCATTTTCCTTATTAGTTATTAAGCATTCGTATAAGTCATTGTACCATTTGATTCAAGAGATACTGAAAAAGTTTCTTCTCCATTATATTCTCCTGCTCTTTCGTATGATGTAATTATAAATGCACCTTTAACATTTGAACCATCTCCGAATACTAAATCGTAATTTAATGAGTCACCAGTGAATGCCGCACCTCTTAAATTGTTTTCTCCACTAGAGTCTGTAAATACTCCACTTGCAGATATAGACATACTTCTAATACCCATGTTTGATCCTAATGCTCTACCAATATCATTTCCTGAAGCACCATCAAATGTTGCTGAATCTTTTGCTGTTATATCTACTGTTTCTCCATTAATAGACATTGATGTACTTCTAAGTCCACCAATAACTATTGCTGTTCCACTACTATTTTCTTTTAGTAAAAATGCTGAACCTTTTTGTGCCGCCATGTTGTTTCTCCTTGTTTATTTTTTATTAATTATTTTTTAATTTGTCAATACAAAAACTCTAAATCTTTGTACTCCATGTGTTGTTAAGCCATCATTTTCTTTTATTATATCAGAGAACTCAAATCTCATATTATTAAATGCACCTGATACTGATAAACTTGATTCGTGTAATACGTCATAGACTAATGACATAATTTCTTTTATTTCCTTACTACCTCTATATCTTGAGAAAGTATGAACAATAAGGGTAAAATCACTCCCTTTTTTGTCTTTGGTTCCATCATCTACCATAGTTTGATCGCCAACTTTGACGTATGGGAATGCTGTTCCCTCTGGAACAAAATCGTAAATATTGTTTCCTCCTAACTTTGTAGTAAGAGGACTACTTGCTAATAAAGCATTATATACTGCTGTTTGTAAAGTAACTGCAAAATCTGTCATTTAGTATATTCCTCTATTTTATTTTTAACTCTTTTTAGCACAGCATTAATAATTGGTTTTTTACTTTTTTCAAAAGCTGGCAACATAAATGGTCTTGGTTCCATTTTACTTGTACCATATTCTAAAAAGGCAGAATAATCTGCATTACTTTCTACATTTGTAATGTTTTTACTTTTTTGTTTAACAATTATTTTACTAACTAAATTTCCTGTATCACTTGCTGGTGCTTGACCTGGTGCAGATGCTCTATGTGATCTTCTAGGATTATATTTTTCATAAACTATTCCTGACTTTGCACCTGCTTGAATACTTTTAATTGCTTCGCCTCTTATAAATTGTCCACCACCTTTTACTATTTCTTGAAAAGGTATTTCCATATCTTTTTCTAATTTGTTTAATTGAGATAAAACTTTTTTTATATTTTTAACACTAAATTTAATATCCATTAGTTTGCCACATCTTCAATAGCTTCTAAAGTAATATAATTATTATTATCATTCTCATCATTAATTTTAATTATATTAAAAGTTCTAGTTCCAAATAATATTCTCATCTTTGTATTGATAGCATTTTTAGTACCATTATGTCTTATAAGAAACTCGTATGTGTGTGGGTTTTCTATCTGTCGCCCTGTCTTATCAGAAAATATTTCTTTACCACCTTTTGGTGTCATCTTTGCATAAGCAGTAACATAAGTACTTCTAGCAGTAGTATAACCACCCATATTATCTGTACTTAAATCAGCATTTTGTAAAGTAATTAAATTTTTAGTTTTACCTACTCTTGATACTGACATATTATATTCCTAAAAGGTTATTTAATCTTTGAACTTTATAAGGTGCAAATAACATTGCAACTGTATTAGGTATAAGATTAACATTCATACTTGTAGCTATTTCTCTATTTTCATAAAGATGTAAAGCTAACATTTTAATTGCTTGTACTAAAGGTTTTGGTACATCACTTGCCGCATTACCATATCCTGCTCTATATTTTATTTCATAAGCATTAGCATTTCTTAATTCAGAAGCAGTTGGCCAACTTGATCCATTCTTTAAAACTATTCTACCTTGCAAACTTGTTGTATCTACATAATAATTAGTTGCCGCAAATGTTGAAGCTGTATCTTCATTATTGTAATATTTTAAATGAGTTACTGAAACTAAATTAGGTTTAGGTAATACTATATAATTTTGATTAGCTTGTAAGTCAGCCGCAACATATAAACCCTCTGGTAATCTTTGATCTGAATAGAAAGGTAATCTATCTAAAAACAAAGTTAAATCTTGTTGTGTGATTGCTCTACCTGTATATGCTTCTGCCATGTCTTGTGCTAAAAATACAAGAGATTCAATGAGTGCGTTTTCTGAAGTATCAGAACTATCAATTCTTGCAAACAATTTAAAGTCAGCAATACTAACTACATTTGTTGCCCAAGCTGTATCTATTTTTAATCCACTCATTATTTAATCCTTATTTTTTTTTACCGAAAACTTTTTTAAGTATGCTTTTTGATTTTTTTTCTACTTTAGTTTCCATTTCAGTTACAACTTTTTTAGTTGTTTCCATTGCTACTGATTCAGCTTGACCATTATTGATAAGAGTCGTTGCTAATTTCATTTGCCATGGCGAACTCATATCATACACACTATCTTTTGCATAAGTCATAGTATCTGAACCATTTTCATTAGCAGTAGCTATTTTATTTATTTTCATTTTTATTTTCATATTTTTCTCCTTTTAAATTTTGAGTATCTTGGGGAAGTTCCACTCTCGCTTTCCTCCCCCAAAAATATTATCCTAAGATAATTAGTTATCTATAAATTATAGATTAGCTTGTGCGTCAGTTGGTGCACTTTCTAGATTTCCTAGAGCACCAGTTACACCAAAAACAGTTCCTGTTCCATGTGTTCCTGAAAAATCAAGTACACATCTGATGTATCTTTCTGGACCAACATAACCGATACCATAGACAGCATTACAATCGCCATCAGCATCAATAGTTTGCCAGATACCAGTTGCACCAACAGTTCCACCAGTAACAAAATTATTATTTGTTACATCAGCAAAAGTTGAATTATCAGCACTATCTTGAAGTCTAATCTCAACTTTGTGAGTTGTACTGAAAGTTACTCCTGGAGCACCTACATTAACCATTACCATCGCACTGTTTGCACCCTGCGTATCAATACCAGTACTGTTTGTATCAGCATCTTTAACGATAGCATTTAGGGATTCAACAAGTTTAATGTTGTTTTTTAAATCAAACATTTTTTATTCTCCTATTATTATTAATATTAATTACTGAATTGTAATTTTAGTTAAAGCCTCATCAAGAATAACTTGACCACCCACTCTTCTTCTAGCGATGTATCTTACGTTACCTGTATTAGCTTGAGTAAAAGGATCTCTCATAATTGATAAAGTTGTTCTATCAACAATCATATATCCTCTTCTAAAATCACCAAATACAACTGGAACAGTTCCATTTGCAATTGCTGGCATATCAGTACACTCAACAATAGGATGTCCTAAAATATTAGAACCAACACCCATAGTATATACACCTGGTTGGAAAATATATTGTCCTGCTGTATCTTGCAATTTTCTAACTGCCGCAAGAGTTGATCTTGACATTATAAAAGAACCATTTCTAGCATATTCTGCTTTGACATTGTGAGCCGCATTAATCAAATCATTTCCACTTAAAACGTCATTAGTGATTGATGTTTGTGATCTTGTTGCTGGTAACCCAGTAAGAATACCTTCTGGTTTTCCTATTGAATCGCCTGATACGAATGCCGCACCTTCTGCTTTTGCAAACTGCTCTGTAAATTCAGAGTTCATTTCTGCTTCTAAATTGAAAACTGAATCTTCTAGTTCCATTTCAGAAATATCTATTAAAGCATACATTTCATGTGCCGCAATCTCATCTAAACCAACTGTGTAACCAGTAGTTTCGCTTCTTGTACCTTGTTCAGCAACCCATTGTGCAGTGAACTCTCCAGTTCTTTTAGGAACTTGGATACTTCTTTGCGATGTGCTTCTGATTCTAGCAATTGATCTAATTGGAGAATATTCAACTATTCCTTTGATTAGTTCTCTTACATATTCAGGTGGAGCAAGGTAACCAGCTGTTGAATCATTTCCAACAGTTAATACTTTTACTTCATCTGGAGATAGGTTTTCTTTACCTTTTCTTAACCATTTGTCAAAAACTTGAACTTGTTTTGATTCTATTTTTGAATCGTTTCCAAATCCAGGTCTTGATATAATAGTTTCTAATTTAGCCATTGATTCTTGGTTTTGCTTTTGTGTTTCAGCTTGGGCTTTCATGCTTACTTCCATATCAGCAAATTTATCCATATCTTTTTCGATTTTAGATAACTTCGCTTCAGTTACTGGATCAGCAGTTCCTTTAGCTTCAACTTGTGCAAGTCTTTCGTCATTTGCTTCTTTGAAAGACTCAAAAGTTTTCCCAAGAGTTTCAACAGCAGTTTTTACTTCGTTGTTGTCCATATTATTTCCTTTTGGTTTTTTATTGTTTAATTATATTAGCAACTTTATTTATTAAGTCAGCTAATTGTTTATTGTCATCTCCAGCATCTCGCTGTGATAAAGATTCGGATAATGCTTTCGCACCAATCTTCGCCTCTGTCCGAGAAAGACCTCCTGCATCACGCAAGATTTTCTCCCACTCTCGAATATTTTTAGCATTCCCTTTAACAGTTTCAATTAAAGCACTTTCATTCATAGGGAAAGTTACTAAACTGATTTCCATAAGATCAACTTCTTTAAGAGTTCTTACTCCTCTTTTATTTTCGTTGTATCCTTGTTTCTCTGGGTCTGCTCTAAATCCTATTGACATACCATCTAATGCACCCATCTTTAAAAGTTCGTATGCTTCACGACCTTTTTGAGTTCCCATAGCTAGTTGTCCTTTAACAAATAATCCTTTTGAATCTTCGTACATATCTGTAAAGACTCCAATAGGCTCATCTGTTTTATGTTGATATAACATTTTAACTTTGCTTACTGGTCTATTTACTAATGATTTAGTAAATGCACCTTTTTGCATAACGTCATTACCTTGATCTTCATTTCCAAATATAGAACCATAACCAGTAAATATTCCTTTACTATTTTCTGCTTTGATTTCTGATTCAAAAACTAATTTTTTTAATTCTGTATCGCATTGACATATACCATCATCTTGGCACACACAAACACTTTTCATAGGTTTTTTCTTTTTAGGTTTTCTATAAGATGATGAATATTTATCTTCTTCTTCGTCATCATTACCATAACCTTTGCTAATTGCTTCTTCATAAGACTCATGAGTATTACATGGCATATAAATAGTTTTGCCATCTTTATCCATACTATGTGTTCCTACACAACCTATTTCTTTTGCTTTATCTCTAGCGTCATCTTGATTATCAAACTGATCTTCTGCTCTTGCTACTTTTTGCATTTCAGTTTCTTCCATTTCAGGTTTTTTTGCTTTAGACGAGATAACATCTGTCAAAGATTTTATAGCTTCGCCCATTTTTTCAATATCATTCATTGAATATTTCTCCTTTGTTTTATTTTTATATTGAGAATTACATACAGCTAATCTTTGCTCTGTTGTAGGAAATTCAGAAGTAGTCTTGTCATCTGACATACATCTACTCATGAAGTCCTCTCTCGTTTCTTTATCTTTTGGTTTTACTAATGGCATTACTTACCCTTAAATTTTTTCATAACCTTTTTGCAACAATTATCAAACCAACCATATTTGTCGTTCAGTCTGCATAATGCAACACCGATTATTATTCCTATTATTATTTCCATTTTTTTTCTCCTATAAAAAATCAGGTGTAATATAAATTGATGCACACCTGCAGTTAATTGTATTTCCAGCTGAACCTCTAGGATCGCCTGGATATTTTAATCTTTCTCCACCTACAACAAAAAATTCTTTTAAATCAACTCTTTGTCCTGAAGCAATAGAATGACTGACTCTTGTTCTATTATCTTGAATAGCAACCCACTCTTTAACAGTTCCATCTATTTTCATATTTTCAGCAACTGCTTCATTTGCAAAACTTGCAACTCTATGAACTTCTGTTCTTGAGATAAGGTTTGCTCTATAAACACCCATACCTATAAGTGTATTTCTTAAAGCAACTCCTGTTGCCTCTACTGATAGACCATCATTATAAGAGTTGTCAATAACTTTTGCCAATCTCTTTCTAGTTGTTTCATCTATCTCTCCTGCCCAAACAGAAGTATTAAAATCAATAAACTCTGATAATTCTTTTTCAAAGTCGCTGTCAAAATCTTTAGAAAAAAATCTTCCTAAAGCATAATCTTTAAAAGAAAATGCAACAGTTCTATAAAGTGTATTTAAAATTAATTTTAATTTATCATTTTGTTTTCTTAACTCTGCGTCAAGCATTATCTGACTTCTTGTTTGATATGCTATCTCAACTTTGTTTGCAAACTCTTTAAAATATCTATTTAATACTTTGTAATATTGTCGTCTAAATGGTGTTCTTAATCTTTCTTGTTGATACCAAGTTCTTTCTCTAACACCTTTAAACAATTTTAATTGTTTGCGATTAAAAAACATTATCTACTCTGTCCTGACATTTTATTTATTCTCTTTATTATTTTTTATTAAATATTTAACTACTGTTCCTGTTGGGTTAAAATCCATTTTACCAACTGAAACACAACCATTCATAGAAATTATAAATAAGATTAGAATTATTCTAATGTAGCGTTCTATTATCAACTCCATAATAATTTTCTTCAAGTTCAGCAATATTGTCAAGAATAGTTTCAGCGTCAAAGTCTATACTTTTTGTCATACAAATATAAGAAGTATAATGTGCGGCTTCTTCTTTTGATTTAAACTTTCCTATTCTTATTACTACTTCACACTCATCTTTATTTTTAAGTTTCTCTATAAATAATTTTGTTTGTTTTATTGCACTCATGTTGCTAGTGGGTGTCCACTTGGTAATAAATCTAAATCAAATTTACCACCTCTAAATTTACCTGTTCTAACTGCAAATAAAAAAGCATTCACTCTAGCATAAGCCCACTGTTCTTCACTCGTAACACTTGGTTTAACACTTCCAGGATTAGTTCTGTAAGCACCTATACCTCTTTTAAATACTGATGATAACATTCCAAGAGTAACTTTCTTACCTGCTTTATCTCCATACTTCTCATTATGTTCATCAACTTTATTTTTTAATCCTTTTTTAACTGCCGCAGTAACTTGCTTTTCTTCTATTCCATCTTCTATAAATTTATTTTTTTCTCTTTCTAATTGATTTCTAACTTTTGTACTCCAACTAAATCCAGCATCTCCACCCCAAAGTGCCCAAGCTATTCTGCCATTTGATGGGTAACCTTTTTCTCCTACTCTAAATCCTTGTGCATCTTTATCGCTTTCATGTCTGCTAAAAAAACTAAACATTCTTCTAACAGTACTAGGAGATAATTTTTCTTTAGCAACAATCTGACTCGCTCTAGTTGCACCTATTCTAGTACCACCTCTATTAAATTCTTTTCTCCATGCTATACCCTTTTTAGCTTCAGTAACCATTGAGTCAGTAGGTGTTGTATTTATGTCACTAATGGCTTTTAAAATTTCATCTATATCTGAATCTTCATTTTCAATTAATTCTTCTGGTACAACTTCTTCTGGAATTTCTTCACTAATATTTTCTTCTGTCATATCATCAGCTAAATTAAGTGGCATTAAATTTGCTTGTACTAATAAACTATCAGCACCCTCGATTGGTTCATAACCTAACTGCTCTCTTGCTTCATTACGAGTTAAAATACCATCTTTAACACCTGCACTAACAGATTCAAAAACTCTTTTTCTTTGTTCTGCCATAGCAGGAATAGAATCAATATCATATCTTAATTCTAAACCTTGCTCATTGAACATAGGCACTAACCATTCATTCATGTCGCCTTGTATTCTGTCAAGCAGAGGAATAATTGTTTCGTTATATAAAGCAAGTTTTGCTTCTGCAAAATTAGAATAAGTTTGTGAATCAGGAATACCTATAAGCTGACTAGGTACTCCATAAACTAAAGCAATATCTTTAGCTGACATATTTTTAAGTTGTATAAAGTCCATGTCTTTAGGAGATAGACCCATTTCTTTCCAATCAAAATCTCCCTCTAATAACATTGGCTTACCAGCATTACCAGTTCCACTAAATCTTTGATTAACATCATTCATCAA